AATTGCCCGTCAGTCATTGCGGCTGTGGGGGTTATCGGGCCTGTCCCTGACCCCAAGAGCATACCGTGATTTGTTAAGTCCAGACTTGCAAGAAAACTAAGCATTGATCGTGATACGATTTTCCAATTAGTACCATCACATACAATGATTGCTGTATCGTTTTGAAGCCTTAGAAAATGGCTTGCCCCTCCGTCTATTAGTCCGTCAATCTCAAGATAATTGCCTGAACTATCAGTCTTTTTAATAGCCACCGCAAAACCATTTCCCGCCGTTGCCACAGCCGGTAATTCAGCTACCAGGTTCCCACTCGTACAGTCGAAGTTTATCAGCTTGCCCCTATCCGCAGTCGTCACGGTATAGGTCGCTGTTTTTGTAATAGAGCTATGCAAGAAAGACAGAAGCGTTTTTAACGCCGCAGAGGAACTGGTATCATCTATCAGGGTTTTGATATAGGTCGAGAACTCAAGTGTCGTGAGTGCCGCATCAGCGTTGACATCATCAAGCAGGGTCTTAGCCCAGTCGCTTACTGTAAGTGCTGTTGTATCTACACTTACCGCCCATCCTAACGTTTCTGCATCCGCCGCATATAAATATCTACCAGCGATCAGATCGGGGATTGTCAGACCAGATAGTTCCGAGGCGGTGCTTAGTACAATCGAACGGTTTATAGCGTCATTTAATTGTTGGGTGATTTTCGTTAACCGGTCAAGGGCTGTTTCTAACGATTCATTAGAGTAAGTTCCACCCCGGACAAGATCAAGGGTCTGTTCCAAGTCAAGGTTGAGTTCAATGGTTATTGTGTACCCGGTAGCCCATGCGTAAGCTTGCATGGAGCCGTCAATCTCCTTAACAGTTGAGACAGTTCCTCCAGACTGAAACTTGCCATTCTCACCAGCAACAGTATAGTCGGTTGTGATTGCTAAAACGGTCGGAGTGCCGCCGGAATCAGTTATCGTTACTTTGAGATCGTCTTCGTCAAAGATTAAGAAATCAAAACTAAAATCAGTTAAAACTCCGTTGCACGAATATGTTACTCGATTTGTTTCAGCCGCTATTGTCATTTCCTACTCCTTAGAAAGTAAGTTTATCACAAAGAATCATAATTAGTATAATTAAAAAAGTTACCCAGGCAATCGTATCGTTCCTCATTTAGTAGCCTCCAATGCAGCTTTGCCGAGCTTCTTAGGTGTTTCGTACGGTATTCCATTAAGCATAAGTGTCAGATTAAGAGAATCATCAACAAACTTTCTTGCGGCCTTTTCCCGTTTAGCTTTATTCTCTTCAGTCATCATCGTTACACCGTTAGCGGCTACATTAGATATAAGTTCAGGAACTCTGGTTATAGGCCACGAAACATCATATCCCATGAATGTTCCTCTCTCTATTTTTGATACAACCGAACTTACCAAGTCTCTCAAAAAGAACACATATCCAGACCAACTATTCAGGATTCTTCCAAACACATTTCCACCGTCTCTCTTATATATCCTATTTCGTATTTCGTCTATTGCCATAACCCCAAGAGTATTGACAATAAATATCACGAACAAAGACTTTGCCAAGGCATCATAATTCCCCGTCCGAGTACCTTCCCTGCTTGTTCTTCTAACCAAATTCAGCGCTTGATTGGTAAACGCTCCAAACATAGTAGCCAATTTCTCTATTGTAGCCCCTCTCGATAACGAAGACCTGTGTTCCGGTGAAAACATGGGCTGAGTTCGTTCAGTTGCATAATCAGCATACCGATAAGCGAGTCTCATTTTATCCTCTGGGGTTAATGCAGCGATATCTTCATTGGTCATATCAAGAGCAACAGAGACTTTATTTGAAAGTTTCCCGGCCTTAAATTCATCCAATACTTGAAGGACAGCTCCCTGCATCCCGGAAGCAACGGCATATTTATCGAATAACTGAATACCACCCATGACGTTCTCTTTAATTGATTTTCTACCACCATAAAGTCTTTTTTCAGCAGCACCCTTAAAAATATCGGCAACGTCCCGACTATACCCGCCTATCATTCTTTCGCGAAATTCAGGAGAAAACAACTCATGCCGTGCCATAACATCTTTTTCATTGTTCAGATAATCTGTAAAGCCTTGAACCAGATATTCATTCTTGATGTACGGCAGATAAACCGGAAGTGATAAAATCTGTTTTGCCATTACAAATGGATTCAAACCTAAGACCGCAGTCGTTATATTGTTTTTGACTTTTAAGATAAGCTCCTCTGTGGTGGTATAGCTCTGCCAGTCACCGGCGATATCCCTTAAACCTTTTTCGATTTCTGTCCATGTAATCTTTTCGTATCGTTCAGATAATTCACGCTTGAAATCTGGATTGTATAAGAGCTTTGAAGCATTGCTCAAGGGAATTTCCAACCCGACATAAGCCGCAGACTTCATTACACTCTTATTAACATCATAGGTAAACGAGTTAAGATATATTGGTAAATTGACCCGGCGCCTTTTCTCAAGCATACCTTTTTCAATTCCTATCCGTGTCCAAGTACCTTTTAACTTTTCTAACGCTTCTTCGCTCTCAAAGTCTTTTCCTCTCGCAAGTGGCATAACCTCTTTCGGATAATAGTTTTCTTCTTTTGGGAGATTGTAACCGTTCTTTTCCAGAAACACTTTGTTAAGAGCCTTGTATTGTTCTTCGCTTAATTTATCCCAAATATCCGCAAAAGCCTTTTCTTCTTTAGTAAGGCTGCCGATAATATCATTGAGTTCACTTTCGGTTATCTTAAATACTTTGTTTGGGTCAGGACTTGTTCTAAATCCAAAACCGCCTTCTATAATAGAACGCCTGTTGTCACTGTTCTTGGAATGGTTATATAAGGCCATTCTCTCGTTTCGGGTAAGTTTGAATTTGCCAGTTTTAATTTCCTCAGTAAGCCATTCTGAAACATCTTTAATCCCTATCTTGTTTGCTTCAGTCTCAAATTTACTATATACGTCCTGACGATACTTTAATTGTCTTATGATTCCTTCCTTAACGCCTTGATATAAGACTTTATCCATTGTGCTATTAGGGCCCGCGAGACTCTCAACAATCAAATCATAATGGTCATGCCTGATTCCAAAGGTGTCTTTAAGCAATTTACCTGCGCTTTTTCTTCCCCCCACGCCCTGCTGCGAACTGACAATATTACTTTTGACTTCATCCCTCGGTTTCATTTCGATTATAGAATCTTTCAAGACCTCGGCTTCTTCTTGCAGTTTACGCCGGACTTTTATTTTGTGTACAAGCTTACTTAGATGTACCCTGTGCATTACTGCGTCATGGATTGATTCAAGCTCTTCCAGGGTAATATCACGCACATTCTTTTTATCTAATCTGCTTAACCTTTCCATGACATAATCGGGAATTTCTGCATCGGGGTTGTTCTCAAGATATTCTCTTGTCTTTGAGAGCTTCAAAAGCGTCTTGCTTGTTGGTTTTGTAAAATCAAGACCAGCTAAAAGATTCTTTACAGGTTCAACCTGTGCCGGAGTCAGTTTCTCAACATCAATCCCCTTCAGGTCTTTGACAATCTTTTTGATTACGCCTCTGGTGTAATCCCGCGCCAGCTTTTTCTCCAAAGCTTCCCTGTACTTCGCCTTTGCCTTTGCAAGTCCTTCTTTGTTACCTGTCCTAAAAGCTACTCTTGCGGCTTTTTGAGCTTCTTTCATAGCATAGTTAATAATCTCTCCGGGCTTAACTTCCATAATCTCTTTTACTTTAACCTGCCCGGTTTCTTCACGGATGAACTTCTTTAATCCTTTGGCAGGCTTGATTTTGTATTTTTTTGTGGCTTGTTTTAAGAGCTTTGCTTCTTCATCTATAAGCAAAGGTAAAACATCTTCCTTAGTTTCTGATAATTTTTCACCAAGTCTTTTAGAAACGTTAATTTCTGCCTGCCTGCTCGCCTGTGCTGTGATTTGTTTGTCAATCTTGTTAAGTTCAGCTATCTCGTATTCGGTGATAGGCTCTTCTGTGGGGATAGAAGGTTCTTTCACTTTCGG